GGCTGGACCGCGCGGTCGTCAATGATCAGGTTGGCATTGCCGGCAGATCCACCAGACTGCACCAGGTTCACGCTGAACGTGCGGATTGCGGTGTCGGTGTTGGTCACCGTGGCCTTGTCGATGATGGCCTTCGAGCCCAGCGGGGCGGTGTACTGCGTGGATTGCGAGTTCTGCATCTGCAGCGGGGCAACCAGCGTTTTCACGGTGACGGTCATGACTCACCTCGGATGTTGTTTGATACGGTCAGGATGATAGACGGCACAGCAGGCGCAAAGGCAGACGCAGCAAACGTTGCCAGTTGTGCGTCGGTATTGCCGACCGCCCACATAAACTGCACATAGTCGCCCGCTTTCATGTTCGCGAACAAATTGAACGCCTGCAGCAACTCTGAGTTGTTATTTTGGATCGTGACGTAGCAGGCCGAGTTTGGAATGTCGGCGCCGTTCTTGCGCACCCACACCCAAACCTCCCTGTTCGATCCCCCGGTGCAATCAAGCTGGATGGATACCTGGAAGTTGTACAGGCCCTCGGTGTCCACCTCGACTTCGCTGGTGCTGGGGCTGCGCAAACGCACGCCGTCGCTGATGTCGGTGTTGTTGAACGTGATCGGGTACGCAGTGCTGGTCAGCGCCGCCGTCTGCGTCGTGGTGTCGTAAAACTGCCCGTAGCGCGTGCGCCGCTTCGGCACGGGCGGTGGCGTCATCTGCAGGCCCTCGACCTGTGTGCGCAGATCCGCCAGCAGCGCCCGCAAGTCCGCAGTGCCCGGCCCGACGCCCAGATCGGCCTGTAGGGCTGCGATTTGCTCCAGCGCTACCTGTGCCTTGGCCTCGGCGCTTGCGCTTGCCACAGCGGCTTCCTGGGCTGTTGTCAGGGCCGTATCCAGCGCCAAAACGGCTTGCTGGCCCGCAGTGCTGGCTGTGATCGACAGATCCGTCAGCGTGGTCGGCTCCAGTTCGCTCACGTCGGCGAACAGGCGCTCGAACTGCTTGATCTGCTCGTGGTTCTTCAGGAACGTAGCAAGCTGATCGCGGGTGAGGTTGAGCTTGTTGGTTGCCACAGGCCCGCCCTCAGTAATTCAGCGCTTCGATCTGGGCTTCCAGCGCAACCGCGCCGATGTGCGCCGTGCTGTCGCCCCGGAACCGCTGCATCCGCCGCTGCCGCATAAAGCCCTGTCGTCGCCAGACGAGGCGTTTGGCGCGGTTGCCCGTGGTGCCCACAGTGATGAAGTGGTCCTGCCCCCACGTCACGCCGTCCAGTGAGTAGCTGGTAGCGATCTGCGGATTGAGACCGATGGCCACACTGCCGGTGAGCGCGACCAGTTCCAGTTCGTGGATGACCGCGCCCTTGGTGCTGTTGTAGACGATCGGGGTGGCAAACTCCCACCGCACCGTGCTCCCCCAGTGACTGCCGATCGTGTCCACCAAGTAGCCCACGGCATTGGACTGCGGATCGCCCACCAGCCACTTGTCGTAGCACCACACCAGGTTCTGCGCCCGGTACCGCGCGAAGCCGACGACGGTCGACGTGAGCACGGTCCAGACCTGCTGCTTCAGTTCCGTGCTTGCGGCCGCGTCGTAGACGATGGTGCGATCCGGCAGGTGCAGATACAGCAACTGGTGCGAGCGGTAGTTGCGCGCCTCCATCCGGCACAGCGCAAGCTGCGCCTCGGTGTAGGTAGCCAGCAGCTTGTCGATGTCCTGCGTGCTGATCTTCTGCGTGGCAGAGTTGCTACCCAGGTAGATCGCCGGCTCTTCGTTGAACCCGCCGCCCAAAAACGCGATGGCCTCGAGGAACACGCAGCAAGTGTGCGTGCCGATCGTGCCCTTCTCGATCTGCGCCCCGGCAATCAACTGGAACGGAAAGCCCGAGCCGCCCACGTTGTCGAACGCCTCGACCGTGTGCCGGTTCAGCGCGTAGACCTCGTTGCGCACCTTCAGCAGCGCCTTCACCGGGTCCGGATCGACCTCACTGCTGCCGTAGCGGAACGGGTCCACCGCCAGCGGGTTCGTCAGGTCCGTGACCACCAGGAACTCGCCGTCCGTGGTCATCCAGTAGCCGTCCACCCACACGACATCCAGCACGACGCCGAGATCCGGGTCGGTGTTCTGCGTCAGCGTGCCGGCCACCGGATCCCAGAAGAACAGGTTGCCGTTGGACGCGATGCCCAGCAGATCGAAGCTGTAGTCCATCGTGACCTGCTGGCCGTCGTTGCCGACATCACCCAGCACCGTCACCGCGCCCGTGCTGCTGACCGTGACGAGCTTGGAGCCCATCACGCGGTAGCACACGTTGTTCCAGTTGATCCCGCCCCGATCCACCCCCGGCCCCGTGCCGTTGCCCACCACACCGTCCGCAGGCCGCAGATAAACGCTGCTCGCACCGCTGGCCATCGGCACGACGAGCATGTTCACCGGATAGCTGGTGCGCAGATCCGGCGAGGTGTCGGCGAAGATGCCTGAGACGATTGGGATTTGAGGCATGTCACTTTTTTGATTTGTTCCGCTCCGATATTGCCTTGGCCTTAGCCTTGGCATCGGCTTTGGACGATGCGCCCCATGCCTTCAGTGACAGCAGCAGACGAGTTGGCTCACCGTCCTTGTACTCAGGCCCCGGCATATTGCCCATGCGCGCCAGGAACGACGCCCTGCGCGGATTGTCGCCAGATTTCACTGGCGGCTTCAGATTCATGCCCTGCGCCTTGGCCGATGCACGGCCCTTCGCGTTGAGGCCGCCGCTGGCAGACTGGCCTTCTTTCCGGGTCCAAGCAGGCGACTTAGCCATGATCAAGCCCACATGCGCTGCGGCGTAGCCGGATGCACCCGGTACTGCTCCAGCTCTGGAGCTTCGGCATTGTGGCGCACGTTGACGTGCCAGCCAGGGACAGACTCCATCACGTCGCTGGTGTAGTAGTTCTCACCGTCGTCAGTCTGAATGGTCTGGCCCGTGGCCTTGTACATCTGGCCAATAACGTCAATGGCGGCGTACTTGGGACGCTCGTCATCGAACAAGACTTCGTTGGCCTCATCGGCGTCATTGAATTTCAGGAAGTAATCGGTGTACATGGTTTCTCCATAAAAATGTTGTTGAACCCAACGATGCCCTTCAGCCAGCACTGCGGGGTCGGTTTCCTCAATCAGGGCGTTGAAGGGGTCGGGAGTCACGGGGCTGTTAGCGCTTGAAGCTGCGCGTTGGAAAGACGGGTGTTGTAGTAGGTGATGCGGCGGAGGTAGCCGTTGACGAACTGCGACACATTATTTGAGTTACCAACGCACAATCTTGAGATGCCAGAAGGCACTGTTAAAACGGTATCTTCTGCGCCCAATATTCCATCCATTGCGCCAATTAAGCTATTTGCTCGAAAGGCAGCGGCTGTTTTGTGAGATCCAATTGGGTTAATTAAAACAACACTATTTCCTTGAGGTGCGTTTGCCGTAATTACAAACGGGTTAAACACCGTAAATGATGCGCCTGTTGAAAGTTGTACTCTGTTTGCGTCAGAGCCATCATCTAAACGGGTAAATGTTACATCCGTCGTTCTGGGTGTAACTATGCTGTACTCAGCATACAACGTCCCTTCACTCGCATTAAACCAAGGACTCAGCGTATTCACACTGGCAACATCAGCACTGCGTGTCAGGGCTGTGGTGGTGGTGGGGATGACGCTCGTTGCGAATGCACCAAGTTCTAGCTGTGGCAGGCCGATGCGGAGGGTGACATCTCCAGCGCCGGTAAACTCAAATTTTACTCTAGACCACTCAAAAGCCGTTGAAGCATTAGTGTTCGTATATGTTTGAGTAAACCGTTGTGTCCTCAAAGCTGCCGATGTCGGCACAAAAGCTGCACCATCCGCGCCGGCCAAAAAGTTTCCACCAGAATCATTTTCTACAATCGACAGCCTTATGGTAAGGTTTGTCAAACTACCACCGACCAATTTAATGTAAAAAGAAGAAGTCCAGGTTTGCCCATTTAATGCCGCCACACCAGTAGAGGAATCGGCGTAAATTGACGCATTAACTGCACCAGACGCTGCAAAACGAACATCAATATATGTGATTCCATTTTCAGTTCCCGTCCCTACGATTTCTCTGGTAGTAAGGTTGCCAGCAGCATTCGAAACTACCCAATTCGTCGGCGCAGTCCCCGGCGTCCCCGCAACCGCCCCCACGCCTGTGCTGTTGCGGATGCCATTAGTCCTCGACTCCTCAATCAACAGCCCCTGCGCAGCCAGCGTGGCGGGGTTGTAGTCGAAGCGTGGGACATCAATCGCTGCGCTCTGGAGCACCCCTGCAGAATCAAAATACGTCGCAGACGATGCGCGGGTAAACGTGACGCGCGTGTCGAGCGCGTTCGTGCCGTTTACAAAATCCAGCGCGAACGAAGGCCCAGACGTTCCAAAGAATCTGGGCCTGGGCCTGCTTCGCGTCAGTGGTTGCATCAGAACCCCCGGCCCGCGATGATGTGCAACGACCCCGTGCCTGATGCGGTGACGTAAGCCACGGTGTTTTCGTACTTGCCCTTGCTTAGCGATATTTGCGTAAAGGGCAACACGACGTAGTCGGCCGTGGTCGCGGTTTGTGATTCTTGACCAATGCGCACATATGCGGGTATTGTCGAAGACAGGTTTGTCACGACAATATTAAGTGAACCCGCGCCCAGCGTGCTAGATGCAGAGGTGCTGGTAGGCGCAACGGTGATGCCGCCGCCGTAAGTTGGCTGGAAGGAATCGGTGGTGGTGGTCATGTTGTGTGTCCTACGCTATACGGTACCAGGAGTTGGTCGCCTGCACAAACCGCATGCGGAAGAAATCCTCCGCAGCCAGTGTCAGCGGATCGCCAAACGCAGCCGTGGCGCCATTCAGCCCCAGCGTGAACGAGGTGATCTGCTGCGACGTCGTGACCAGCACCTCAGTGCCGTCAGGCGTGATCGTGTTCAGTGGCAGAACCACTGTCCCGCTTGCCAGCGTACCGGCAGGCTGAAGCAGCACCCATTGCTGCTGTGCAACCGGCGTGGGAAC